GTATATTCCAGTTATGATTCAGCGCACAATCGGTCCTAATGACTTCTCACCAAGAGTTGGTCTTATGACCCGTTACGGCGTCGTCGATCATATCTTCGGAGCGAACTTGTATTACCATGTAATCATCGTTAAAGGTCTTGGAACCGCAAACGTTTCAGGCGACAACGGAAAACTCTATCTGTAATACTACAGAACACTCAAAAAACCCGCTAGTAGAAATATTAGCGGGTTTTTTATGTTTTCTTATTTACTTATGATACAGAAATGTAATTATACTATAAATGAACTTAAAATTATGTAAATGTGGGTGTGGAAATTCAGTTAAAAACGAAAAAAATACATATATAGTTGGGCATTCCAATAGATCTCCAGAAGTAAAACTTAAAAAAATTCAAAAATATATAGAAAAGTATGGCGTAGATAATCCATCAAAATCAAATTTAATAAAAAATAAAAAAGAAGAAACAAATTTAAAGAAATTTGGAACTAAATATGCAGCACAAAATGAAGATGTAAAAAAACAAGTTAAAGAAAAATGGTTAGAAATTTATGGGGTTGATAATCCAGCTAAGACTGAACGAGTTAAACGTATAATTTCAGAAAAAGTTAAACTATCAAGAGAAAATGTTAGAGAACAAACCCAAAAAACTTTTTATAAAACCATTCTTAAAAGACTTTACGATGAAGGAAAAATGGGATCGATGCAACCTTTATTCGATTATAATGATTATCATGGAAGAAATTACAAATATCCATTTATATGTAAAAAATGTTCAACTAAATCAGAAACAAATTTAAGACTTTCGGGTGATTCATTAAGATGCTTTACATGTAACCCTAAAATAAACACCGGAGGACAATCACTAATTGAAAAAGATATATGTGATTATGTTAAAAAATTTGATCCTGATATAAAAGAACAAGATAGAACTGTTATAACTCCAATGGAACTAGATATCGTATCGGAAAAACATAATATCGCTATAGAAATTGATGGTTTATATTGGCATTCAGAGATATCTGGAGGGAAAAATAAATTTTATCATATTCTAAAAAGACAAAATACGATTAATTCTGGATATAAATTAATTCAAATATTTGAAGATGAATGGATCGAGAAGCAACGCATAGTTAAATCAAGAATTAAAAATGCTTTCAAACAAAATTTAAGAAAAATCTATGCTAGAAAATGTGAAGTTAGAGTAGTTTCAACAGAAATTAAATCCAAGTTTCTTAAAAAATATCATATTCAGGGTAATGATAAATCCAATATACATTTAGGTTTATATTATAAAAATAAATTGGTTTCTATTATGACTTTTAACCCATATAGAATTGCGCTGGGTAGAGAATCTAAAGATAATTGTTATGAATTAACTAGATTTTGTTCAATTTTTAACTTTTCTATTGTTGGTGGGGCATCAAAACTTTTAAATTATTTTGAAAAGACATACAAACCAACCGAAGTATTATCATATGCCGATAAAAGATGGTCAGATGGTAATTTATATAAAAATTTAGGCTTTAATTTAGAGGGATCTACTCAACCAAATTATTGGTATATAGTTAAAAATCAAAGAAAACATAGGTTTGCATATAGAAAATCGGAATTAGCAAAGTTACTTAAAACATTTGATTCTAGCTTATCGGAATGGGATAATATGCAACTAAATGGATATGATAGAATATGGGATTGTGGAAGTTTTAAATTTTTAAAAAGTTATCCAACAATTTCAGAATCCACGATCTGAAGTTTTTCTTTTTTTACTGGTTTATCAAACATTTTTTGCATTATTTCATCCCTTGTTGCTATAACGATATTATTAGTTTGAGGAATTAATTTTGATAAGTGAGAATTAGATTCTAATTCTAACTTTTTAAGTTCTAAATTTGATTTTGTTTGTTTATTTTGTAAATTAATTTTATTTAACTGGTCTAATGCCTTAGATGCTGAATTTATAAGCTGAGATAATGCTGATATTTCTTTTGGATCGCTACCCGCGAGAATATTATCACGAAATGATTGTATCGCCCCCAATGTAGACTCTACGAGTTCACTTGATTTCTTATATACATAATCATTAACATTATCATCTGTTAACCCCTCGGTATTATCTTTTTTTTGATTTGGAGTTGATAATGCTTTTGGTTGCGTATTGATAGAATCATCTTTTAATTGAGTGATTATATCATCTATTTCCGAATTATCGTTTGACATATATAATCATACTTACTAAGTATAACATATGACACAAGTAAATATCGAAAATATTGGAACATTTCATATACCAAATGAAAAAGCAGAAGATTTAACCGATTGGTTGGAATCTAATAACGGAATAAAGACAAAGTCTAAAGACGAGCAGTTGAAAGAGATAATCGAGAAACAAAATAGTGGCTTGGAGCTTATAAACGGATAACTTGACTTTCTGTTTTGGATGCCATATTATTATTATGGCATGAGTAAATATGATTCCCTTTGGGTTGAAAAATACAGACCCAAAAAGTTAGAAGATCTTGTATTATCTAAAGACAATAGAGAATTTTTCTCTAATTTAGATGATAATGCTCCCCATTTATTATTCTATGGTAGGGCAGGAACCGGAAAAACGTCTTTAGCAAAAATAATAACGAAAGATATTCTAGGGTGTCAGTATCTCTATATTAACGCCTCGGATGAAAATGGCGTAGATACAATAAGAAATAAAGTAATAACATTTGCTCAGACGAAATCATTGGATGGAAAGAAAAAATCAATAATTTTAGATGAATTCTGCGGTACGACCGCAGAAGCTCAAAAGATTTTGAGGAATGTTATGGAGGAATACTCAGATAACGTTAGGTTTATTTTAACCTCAAATTCTATAGACAAGATTATAGAACCAATACAATCTCGTTGTTGTTTGTTTTCTTTACAACCAGATCTTGAAGATGTAGTTAAGAGATGTGTTTTTATTTTAAAAAATGAAAACGTTAAAATTGAAGAATTGGAGAAACCAAAACTTCTATCTTATATAGAATGTGCATTTCCAGATCTAAGAAGGATAATAAATGATCTACAACGATTTTCTATAACTGGAATGTTATCTATTAAAGATAATGAATATATAAAAAGTTTTTCTTCTGAGTTATTCGATCTCTTATTAAAGAAAGAAAATATCTTAAACATAAGAAAAAAGATAATAGAAGACGAAAAGAAATTTAATTCTGATTATCAAAAATTGTTATCTGAATTATTTGAAAGATTTTATGATTCAAATTTAAACGATTTGAAAAAGAAAAACATTTTGATAGAAATTGGAGAACATCTTTATAGAGATGCGTCGGTTTTAGATAAAGAAATAAACTTTTTTTGTTGTATTATAAATTTGGAAAAGGTTTTAACTAATTAACTAGTTGGTAAACTATTATCTTTAGGTAAATTACCTAAAGATGTGTCATATTTTACAACTTCGGGTTTTGTTCCTATTGGTTTTTCGTATTTATTTGGTTCACTTTGAACCGGTGGGAGATTATTACCATCAAATTTAACAACCTCCACATATTTCATATTTCCAGGGACTGTGAATTTTGATATTTCGGTTGGTACTCGTACTACTCTTGGGTCAAACCCCAATTCTAAATAAACCGGATCTGTTCCGTTAGTTGAATTTGCATCTTTAACGTTTTGCATTGAACTATTTGCATTTATACTTTTTATAAAAAAGAAATATTCTTTGTTTTTAGTAACTAAATCTTTTAGATATTGACCAAATTCATCATCTAAATGAGCTTTAAAGTAATCACAGCTAAAAAATGCAGGCTTTAGCTTAACACATGAGTTAACTCTAAACCCTCCGTTGTTGTAGTATCCGACTGCATTTTCCAATAGAGTATTAAATTTATTAAATTTTGACATAATCCTATAAGTATTTACACTTAAAATGGCTAAAATCGATTTAAATAATTTAATAAGACCAAAACAAGTAAATTCTCCAGACACTAAATTAAATGAAGAAATTATTGATGTAGAAAGTGTTTACACCGATCTACATTTAGATTTAGATTTAGCAAAAAATATAGGATTAGGATTAAATAATGTTATATCTAAAGATATATTAGTAGATACAGACTTAGTTGCTATAAAAAACTCCATAAGAAACATTTTTACGACTAAAAAAGGAGAAAAAATTTTGGCTCCAGAGTTTGGTTGTTCTTTGGAACAATATTTATTTAACCCAGTAAGCGATGTTTATGGAAGATTAATAGGTCAAGAAATATTAGAAGCATTTGAAAAATATGAACCAAGAGTAGAAGTTAAAAAAATAAAAGTACTATCAAATCCCGATCAAAACCAATATGAGATAACTGTTTTATATAATTTTTTAGAAATAAAAAAACAAGGATCTCTTAATATTTTAGCATTGTTTGGGGGAGAAATTAAAATTTAAGATAATTATTAGTAATGGATATTGAACTTTTAAATAAAAATTCCTATACAACTTTTGACGCATTCTCATTAAGAGATTTAATAGTTGATAGACTCAATAGGGGAAAGGTTTTTACGGATCAAAATTATCAAGGTTCAAACCTTTCGGCTTTGATAGATGTTGTTAGTTATACTTTTAGTACATTATTGTTTTATTTGAATAAAACATCGTCAGAAAGCATGTTTTCTGAATCTCAATTATACGAGAACATGAATAGGATTGTTAAAATTTTAAATTATAATCCAGTAGGCAGATTAGGTCAAAACGTACCATTTAAAATTTTTACAATAGACACATTACCAAAAGGAAACTATACAATACCTAGATATAGTTATATATCAGTTGGAGGAACTAACTATTCAATTAATCAAGATATTTCATTTACAAAATTAACTGATTTAAATGAAGTTATAGATAATATAGCAAACACATATTTAGCATATCAAGGGGTGTATCAAGAATACCCCATTTATAATGCAAACGGTATAAATAATGAAATAGTATATCTAGCATTATCAGATGACGTATATGTAGATCATTTTAATATAGACATATACGTAAAATATAATAATTCTAATAAATGGTCTAAATGGAACAGAACAACAGAATTATTTTTAAACCAATCAAATGACGAAGTATTTGAAATAAGATTTAACGAAAATAAAAGATATGAAATAAAGTTTGGAGATGATGTAAACGGTAAAAAATTAAATCAAAATGATAAAGTACTAATTTATTTTTTAAAAATAGATAAAAATACTGTTGGTATAGGACCTAATGCATTAGCGGATTCTCCTATAACATCTTTTAACTCGGTGAATTATTTAAATGTTTTAAACGATACATCTATAGTTTATGAGAATTTTTTAACTAGAAATCAACTTAAAACCGTAACGTTGAATAACGATTACCCATCAACCGTATTTTCAGAAGAAGAAAATGTAGATTCTATTAGAAAAAATGCACCAAAAGCACTTCGAACCCAAAATAGATTAGTAACAGCGTCTGATTATGAAATATATTTAAGAACAAATTTTAGTATGTTTCTTTCAGAATTAAAAGTTGTAAACAACGAAAATTTTTTAAAAAATTATATGAAATATCTTTTTGATATTGGATTAGGAGAACCCCAAAAAGATAATAGGATACTTTTTAATCAAATTAAATTTTCTACAAGTTGTAATTTTAATAATTTATATGTTTACATGGTTCCTAAAAATGAACTACAACAATATATAACTCCTCCGCAAAAAGAAATAATTGTAAATGGTTTAGTAGATCATAAAACCTTAACAAGTAATATAGTTCCTATGGATCCTGTTTATATGTTTATAGATTTTTACGTAGAAAAAAATAAAGAAATAATTCAACCTCAAAATTCTCAATTATCAAGATTAAGAATAACCAAAGAGTTAACATCCAGAAGATCCGATTCTGCTATAAAAGCAGATGTGGAAAAGGTATTTAAAAAATATTTCAGCCGAGATGTTAATAAATTGGGACAAATATTAGATATATATAAAATTTCAACTGATTTACTTAATATAGAATCTATTGAAAAAATAGAAACATATAGAACAGATATTAATAATTCTTTAGAAGGATTATCTTTTTTAGTTTGGAATTCAATATATCCAGAGTTAGATGCAAAGGTATATTCTCAAAATATACAATTAGAAAATTTTAAATATCCAGTATTTTATAATATTCAAAATTTATTCTCTAGAATTGATATTGTAGAAAAAACTGGATCGATAAAAGCAGCAGATTTTTAATGTATGTTTACAGTATTTCCAACCCACGGTTACGCAAAAGCCACAACCTTTAGTTTTAAATTAGACGAATATGCATTAAATCGATATGATTATTTTTTGTGGAATTTTGGGGACGAAACATTTAGCAAAAATCCTAATCCATCTCACACATACAAACTACCAAATACATATAAAGTTCAGTTAAATGCTTTTTTACCAAATGGAGAGTTTGATAGTTTTGAGTATGAGGTTGACGTTAAACTATATTTAAATGAATCTATTTATTTCGATAGTGTTCCTCCACCGACATTCGCATCACACTATAATAAATATCCATTTAAATTAAAAATAACATCAGCATCAACAGGAAAACATACGATAGATTTATCTACTCAGTTTTCAAAGTCATATAAACACCAAAATCCAAGAAATAAATGGTCTTTTTTAAGACCGGAATGGAGATTTTTAGATTTAAATGGTAATGTTATAGAATCAATAGATACGATTGATACTCCAATAAAAATAGATCAATATGGAAATCTAGACCAATCCGGAATTACGGTTGGTGTTACTGGGTTCGCTGAATTTTATTTAATAGATGATTTATATAATACGGATTATATTGCAGAAAATTTACCATATACAACTATAATAGCAACATTACAAACTAGTGCTTTAAATTCTTTTAAAGATACATTACACGCCGATGAGTTAATGCCGAGTTTCAGTAACAGCAATGCTACAGCAATAATGCCACACTCATTTATATGGAGATACCCCAGTTATATCGATATATCCGAAAATGGAATTAAAGGAATTGTTAAAAATAGATGGTCTAATAGCAAACATCCTATTTTAGTAAAATATTGTTTCGATGAAAATCCCGATTTTGATGATAATTTAGGAAATGGTGTAAAACTATACAATCCAGATGTAAATTTTTGTCACTATATACCTTTCGATGAAGGCGACCTCGAAAAAATTAACATAAATATTAATGGAATTAGTTCTTATATTACTCCAAGTCGAACTGATATTTTATATTATGGGGATGATAGCGGTTATTTAACATCTGGATATTATAAAGGAACATATTATACAGAAAATATATCGGCAAAAAATGTTGAAATTGAAGTTACTTCTTTAGTAAAAACACCAACCGCATTTGAATCTAATTTTTTTAATCCTATATTATGGGTATCCAATCCAGAAGCTGGTATGGCCGCTACTGTTTATTATTTTTATAATAGATGGCAAGATAAAATATCAACAAAAAACTTAAATAGCGCGCATGTAAAATCATTCGATATACCGATAGTTAAACCCATCTTAAATTATGAATTTTTTGCAGATAACCACCCGTTATCAGGATATCATGGTGTTTATTCGATAGCCGCATTACCACCACCACATTATCAAGCTTGGATGTGTGATTCTGAAAAAAATTATTTATATAGAATTTCAACACTAGGAGAAATATTATGTTCAATAGATTTAGTTAATTTATTTTATAGAAATGACTTCGAGTTTACTACAAAAAAACAAGTATTCGGGATTGTGTCCCCCGCATCTATAACTTTAGATAGTAATTTAAATTTATGGGTTTCATTATATGATTCAATTTCAGCTTTAAAATTTGATAAAAATGGAACTTTTTTATTTGCAACATCACCAATAAATTCATTAAGTTATAGTGTACACACTAGCAGTCAACAATATTCTGGATTATTTTTGGATAATTCTAGAATAAATCATAATAATATAAATTTTGATTTTAATTTAATAGAACCAACCGGAATAGATACTGATATACATGACAATGTTTGGATATCTTATTCGAATGTTTTAAGCGGAATGATTATAAAATACGATACCAACGGAAATTTATTAAAAACTATATCATATCCAGTATGTTCTTGTCCACAAGAATTAATGTGTGACTCTGAAGGCAATGTATGGGTCGTTGGCGGTAGGTTTTCTATAGAACATGAATTAGTACCACCAAATACATCGGAAATAACATCTGGGTTTTTAGAAAAAAGAGATACTAATGGAAACATACTAAGTTCATTTGGTCCATTTTTTGGAATTCAGCATCTAACATTAGATCAGTTCGATAACCCGTGGTTTACTCATAGTTATCAATGGGTGGGTAGAGTTGATAATGAAACGGGGTATTGCAGTTATAAAAAAATAGAAACGGGGGGATATTCCGATAAGTTGCCAGAAGATTTTGATCCCCTTAATAACACAGATCAAACATCATTAGAAGGTATAACGACCGATTTAATAGGAAATGTATATGTTATAAACTCAATAGAAAATAAAATAATAGTTTTAAAGTATTCTGAAAAAAATATATCTATAATAGATAATTTTAATATTAATCCAAAAGGATTCTCTTATTATAATGATGAGTCTGAAGAAAAGGGGTATACTAAAATAGAATTTAATTACTGGTCTAAATCTGCTCAAGCTCAAGGCGATTGGAGCGGCAGTAGATGGATTAAAAAATATGGAATAGATAATTTACCATTTTTATATAATCCATCTGGTACATTATTTTTATCTGGAAAAGCTGACGGTTTAAATTTTTACGATAAAAATCCTTATGATTTTTTTGAAAAAAATGAAAATTTTGATTTATCTAAAAAAATAAAAGAATTTTCATTTCAACCTACTCTAGAAAATAGTAAAAATTTATATGATAATTTTTTCTCTGATATTTTTGGAAAATACCCATTTAATCATGATGACTTAGGAATTTCATCATTTGAAAAATTATCTAATTTCGTTTCTAATCATAACGATGTTGATACTTGCGATATAGAATCTTTATACGATTTAAGCAGATCGTTTGATATGGATTATGATGACTTTAAGATTGCTTTTCCTTTACAAGTTAAAAGATTGATTAACAATTTAAGTATAAATCAATCAAAATTATGGGGGTCTGAAACTAATGATATTTATAATTTTAAGAATATAAATGATAATAACAATTTTAATAGAGGGTATCTTATAACTTCTGATAGTTATATGATATCTGCTGGAGTCCCAGTAATTTTAAAAACAAAAAGTTTAAACGATTATAAGTTAATAAATACTGGCTATTACTATGATCCAAATATTTCATTAACTAATGCCGTATTAGTTGGATTATCTACGTATCCGATTTCAAGTTTATGTGAATTTTTAAATTTGGGTTCGAATTGGAAAGCATATTATGAATTTTACGAATTTTTGCCAAGCGACAATAAAATTTATGTAGATGGAGTTATAGATTGGACTAATGATCAAACAGTATTAAATATGAACTTATCATCCGGAAAAGAATGGACAAATGACGAAGGGATATTAGATACATTGTTTTCTTATGAATTATATAAAGGACTTGGTTTAATATAATGATATTTTTAAGTTTTTATCTAAATATATAATATGATTGATCCTTATGGAGCATACAATTTTAGTTTAAGTGGAAAGTGGCCGTTCGAAACTTATACAATAACGCCATTAAAATTTAATCAAAATAAAGGTAATAACTCAAAATTTTTACCTATAACCTATGATGCCATAAATTTATATAGATATAGCAAACAAGCTAATTGTACATTTGATAAAGTATATGATTTGTATAATATTCCGATTTTTAATATAAAAAATGGGTCTTATAAATTAGATATTGAATCTGAAATAAATACAAATTTTAAATTAAGCAGTTATTCACCATTAGAAACAACTATAAACTGGACTCCATCTAGTTTTAGATTATATAACACTGGTTATGTTTTCAATTATTTTAATTTATACGACCCATTACCAAAAAATTTAACACAAACGATAATACAACAAGATGATAATCTAGAAAAATGCAATTCTTATTTATTATATCCAAGCAAGTTAATTTTAAAACCTACCTCTATAATAAAAAATGTGGGTGGAACATATACGGTTACAACAGAAACTAAACTATTAAGTTCTAGAATATTTTATTTATCTGGAAATTCAGACATACATTATTTAAATTTTGCGGAAAATTATAAAAATGAAAATTTACCAAATAATAATTTATTTTTATATGAAACTATTCCCACTGGGAATATAATTTATACATTAAGTTCTTTTAAATATGTCAAAAATGAAAATTTTATATATTTTACTGAAAATTACAATCCATATTTTTATTCTAAAGTTTTAGATGATTTTTTTATACAAAACAACATAAAAATAAGACCGGATTCAGTATCAGTATCATATGACACAGTTTATTTTAATTTGTTATCCGCTAGAAGACTTGGGGAACAACCAATAGAATTTAACCCAAGAAAAGATGAAAATTTTTATAGTTCTTATATATTAGATTATAATATAAAAAATAATATAGAAAAATATCCATTTGGAGAAACTTTATATATAGGAAAATCTGCTAAACAAGTAAATTTTACAGACATTTCTATTTTTAATTTATTAACATCTGTTAGTTCCATACAATGGAGTTCTTCATTTTTAGGTTGGGATGCCACCGAAGCTGATTTAACATATTATAAATCATATTCTTCAACGTTGGTGTCAAATAATACTTTTTATAATTCAATAACATCAACGGATGGAATAAATTATTCAGTAAGTTTAACAGCATTTGAAATAGTTAGAACTATTAATGATTATAGAAACATTCAGACATTTCAATTAATTCAAAGCTCTATTGATACAACAAAAGAACTTGAACATATAGATAATGCAATTCAAAAAGTTAATATAAATTTATCTAATGGGTTTTGTGAATATATTACATATTATGAGGTAGACGAAAATGGAAACCTATTACAGTCATTAACTGGTTATCCAAATACTCCATTGGCAATTAGTTATATAGTAGATTCTGATAAATTTTTTAATACATCCGCGAACATTCAATATACAAATAATTCAATTTCTTCGACTACTAATGTAGTAAAAACATGGACTCTTAATCAACCGCCACATAATTATACTTTTAATGCAACGTATAGTTGTTTTAATGATGGTATATTTATAGGAGATACTGCTACTTTAAATTTTTATCTATCAAGTTCTATAATTGAAAGAAATAAATCTAAATTTTTTGGTTTTTATTTTATTGGTTACGACGATAACGGAAATGAAATATTAGAAACGATAACGGATAGTTTTTCATCCTTTAAAATAAAAAATTCAATAGTTTCTGATTATGGGTTTTATAATTTAGATATAGATACATTTGCATCAAACGATGTAATATCATTCAAACTACTATACGCCGATGAATTATTTGTAAATGAATTATCTTGTTTTTACGGTCCATCTTTAAATAAAATTTATGATTTAAATGTATCACCATATATCCCAATAATATCAGCGAAAGAAATTTTAATAACTTATCCAGAAGAAACCTATGGAGAATTAAGGTTTAATTTAATTTCAACTCTTTCTACTTATAATACAAAATTAGATTGTAAAAATACAGTACATCTTTTATTTTCTGAAGGTAAATCAAAACAAATAAAAAAATTACCTATAGAGATATCAAAAGTATTCGAGGGGGAGAATAATATAATCGTAAGTTGTGCCGCTATAACTTCAACATCAGAACCACCATTTAAAAGTTTAGAAAAAACATATATATCATGGAGCGTCGAACCTAGTTCCTTGGATGTTACAATAGTACCAGTTGATTATTATACATTTGAACCTATTTTATCAACACAAAACGATCAATTATCTACTGTTATTTTTAAAAATAATGAAATACATTATTTTAACACGCAAACCAATACAATTTTAGTATCTGGTTATGGTGATAATCTAGTTACGATAAAATTATCATCGTTAAATTTCGATGAAATAGCTACAATAAACAATGACCCTTTTGCATTTGACTTTTTTAAAGACAATCAATTCGTATTAGATAATTCAGTTCCTTTTAATAATCAAAAAACTACTATTTTTGACGTGTCTGGTAGCGTTTTATACGGAAATGGAAAGTTTAAAATTCCATCTTATGTTTATTTGTATTGGTTTTGGACTTATAACGGAAATACTGATTTAAGTAATATACCAATTACTGCATATAAAAATAATGGTCAAATATATAACAGAGGTGACATATTATCAGCGAATGAAATAACTTCATTAACCTTTAAAATTAACTTGGACGACGGAGATAATTCATTTAACACAAATGAACTTAAATTAAGTCTCATATCAAACTATAAAGATAGAGTAATAAAAGGAGAAAAAACATTCATATTGAATGACTATCCAGAAAGAAATATTTTTAATACGGATTTTACAATAAATTACTATAATTATGTTATTTCTGGTTATTTATTTGGAGTTCCTTCTTATAGGATAGATTTAATACCGGGTTTTACACAAAATACGAGATTCAACAGATTCGTAATAACAAGACCAAAAAGCGATTTAAATAAATTTGTATTCAGAGCCAATAGTGATGTTCTACCAACAATGTCATTTGAAAGCATATCTTGGGTTATATCTTCAAATACAGGATTTTTTGCAATATCAACTTATAATTCATATCGGGATTTTATTGAAACCAAATTAACTTATACAGTACCAAATAATGATACAACACAAACAAATATAACATTAAGCGCATTTAAAGCAACATTAGCTAATTGGTTTATACCAAATAATGTTAGTACAACATTAAAAATATATACATTACCAGATTCAGAATTTACTAAAA